GCCGGAAATCGAGGCGCGCGCCCGCGAACAGGGCTGGCGCCCGGACGGCGGCAAGCTGAGCGCAGCGGAGTTTGTCGAGCGGGGCGAGAAGATCGCCCCCATCAAGATCCGCAACCTGGAGCGCGAGAACAAGCAGCTTCGGGACAGCTTCGACCGGCTGGAAAAGATGCAGGGCACGGTCATCGAGCGCCTGCAGGCCCAGCACAAGGCCGATCTGGAAGCCGTCGCGGCGCGCAAGCGTCAGGCGGTCGAGAATGGCGACGTGGAGGCATATGAGGCGCTGAACAAGCGCGAGGATGCGCTCCGCGCCAGCGCCCCGCAGGCGCCGGAGCGGGCGCCTGCCGAGCCCACCATGCCCCGGGAGACGCAGGAGTTCTTGTCTCGGCATTCGTGGCTGCAGAGCGACCGTGTTGCGGTTGCCGCGGCGCAGGCCGCAGCGGAAGAAGCGCTGCAGAGCGGCGTGACCGACGTTGCCGGCCAGTTGGCCGCTGCGGAGCGTGAGCTCCGCCTGATCCGGCCCGCGCGTTTCGAGGCGCAGGCCAAGCCCCCGTCCCCCGAGGGCGGCGGCGGGCGCCCCGTGAAGCGGGGTAAGGGAGCGACCGATCTCCCGCAAGTCGCCCGCGAAGCCGGCAAGAAGCTGGTCGCGAAGGGCGTTTACAAGGACATGGCCGAATATGCGGCCGATTTCTGGCAGCAGGAGATCTGAGCATGGCACCGCGCGCACCCAGATCGCAGGAGATCGCCACCGAGCGCCGTCGCCGGTCCGAAGGAATGGACGGCTACCGCGACCGCCTCAGCGTCGCCGGGCTGGACCTGGACCCCGCATACGAGCATCGCTGGGTCAACGACGACGACACGGGGCGCATAGCCGCCCTCACGCAGAGCGACGACTACGACCCGGTCAGGACCGAGGCGGGGGTCGTCACGCGGCAGGTCGGCGTCAAGCCCAACAACGAACCCCTCATGGCCGTGCTTGTGCGCAAGCGCCGGGCCTTCTGCGAAGAGGACCGGGCGAAGAAGCTCAAGGCGGCGAACGAACCCTTCCGGGCGCTGCAGGCCGCACGTCGCGGCGATCAGGCGGGCGGTGGCGCGATGTATGTCGCGGCAGATGCCCAGATCGGCGACGACTGACGGCCCGGCGGCTCCCATGACATGGAGCCAAGACAATGGCATACAACGACGCGTCGTTCGGGTTCATCCCCGTCCGACACCGCAACGGTGCGCCCTACAATGGGGCCGGCCGTTGGTATTGGGTGGACAGCTCCGACAGCACCGCTCTCTTCATCGGCGACCCGGTCATCATCGACGGCACCAGCAACACCGCGCTGATCGCCGTTCCGGGTGCCGGCAGCTTCAAGCCGGGCACGCTGCCCGGTGTGACCCGTGCGACGGCCGGGGCGGAGAACCGGGTGACCGGCGTTGTCGTCGGGGTCGGTGCGGACACCCGCGACAGCGCCGTCTCGCGCGCGGCTTCAACCGAGCGGCTGGTGTTCGTCGCGGATGACCCGGATCTGATCTTCCGGGTGCAGGCCGATGGCGCCATCGCCACGACTGCAGTCGGCCTGAACACGAACATCCTGTTCACGCACGCGGGCAGTGCCTACACCGGCCGGTCCGGCGCCGAGGTGGACGCGACGGCTGCGGCCGATGCGACCTACCAGTGCCAGATCGTCGGGCTCTACAACGACCCCGAGAACGTGGCCAACGCCGCGGGCAACCAGTTCGAGGTCATCTTCGCGCTTCACACCATGCTGCCGGCTGGCGGCATCGTGGGCGTCTGACAGGAGGACTGAGAAATGGCTGTCATCACCACTGGCTCCCATCCCAAGGCCCTCTGGCCCGGGGTGAAGAAGTTCTTCGGCACCAAGTATGCCGAGAAGCCCATGATCTGCGACCAGGTCTTCGCCTGGGAGGGGTCGGACAAGGCTTACGAGGAAATGGTCGAGGCCACCGGCTTCGGCCTTGCCGCGATCAAGCCGGAAGGCGGGTCGATCACCTACGACGACCGAAACCAGACCGGCGTCTCGAAGTTCACCCACGTCGTCTACGGGCTGGGCTTCAAGGTGACCCGCGAGGCCATCGATGACGGGAAGTATCTGGAGCTTGCCCTCGGCAGCGCCCAGAGCCTCGCGTTCTCGATGCGGCAGACGAAGGAGATCGTCTGTGCCGGCGTGCTGAACAACGGCTTCGACAGCGCCTATGTCGGCGGCGACGGCAAGGAGCTGTTCGCCACGGACCACCCGACCCGCTACGGCGACCAGTCCAACGAGCTGGCCGTCGCCGCGGATCTGTCGGAGGCGTCCCTCGAAGCCCTGGCGATCCAGATCAGGAACGCCCGCAACTCGCGCGGCCTCAAGATCAACCTGACGGGGCGCAAGCTGATCGTGCCCCCGGCGCTGATGTTCGAGGCGCACCGGATCGTGAAGTCGAACCTGCAGAGCGGCACCGGCAACAACGACGCCAACGCGATGCGGGAGATGGGCATCTTCCCCGAGGGGATCATGGTCCACGACTATCTGACCGATGCGGACGCGTTCTACATCACCACGGACGCGCCGACCGGGCTTCACGGCTTCAACCGCCGCGGGGTCGAACTGTCGAACGACAACGACTTCGACACCGAGAACGCGTGCGCCAAGGCGACGATGCGCTTCTCGGTCGGCTGGGCCGACTGGCGGGGCGTCTATGCCTCGGCCGGCGCGGCCTGATGACCACCGGCGGGGGCTGTAGCGGCCCCCGTCCACCCCTCTGTCGGGCGCACTGACGCCCGCTCCCCCGAGCGATGGAGATGACAATGGCGACCCCTGTTCGCTTCCCGGCCGGCGTGACCAACCGCGGCCCGGCCACGATGATGCGCGCGCTTCCGATCCTGGACCCGACCGCTGCGCACGTCTGGTTTGACGACTTCGACGGCTACACCGCCGGCGACTGGGTGGTGACCACCACCGAGGGCGGGTCCGGCTCCGCGACCGAGGCGATCGCCGATGCGGATGGCGGCGTGCTGGTGCTGACCAACGACGACGCGGACAACGACAACGACTTCCTGCAGTTCGGCTCCGAGACGTTCCTCATGGCGGCCGGCAAGAAGGCGTGGTTTCAGGCCCGGATGAAGGTCAGCGACGCGACCGAAAGCGACTGGGTCATGGGCCTGCAGATCACCGACACATCGCCGCTGGCGGTGACGGACGGGGTCTATTTCCAGAGCGACGACGGCGACGCGCTGGTGGACTTCCACGTCACCAAGGACAGCGCCAGCACCAGCAAGACAGGCGCCGTGACGGCTGCGGACGATACCTGGATCGTGCTGGGCTTCTACTACAACGGCGTGGACGCCGTGGAAGCCTGGGCCGATGGGTCGAAGGTGGCCGATCTGGCGGTGACGAACCTGCCGGATGACGAGGCGCTGACCGTCTCGTTCGGCATCCAGAACGGCGCGGCGGCGGCGAAGGTCATGTCGATCGATTACGTTCTCGTGGCCAAGGAGCGCTGAGCATGGCCGTCATCACCCTGACCAAGCTGGACACCGGGCCGGACTTCAAGGTCTACCAGTGGACCCCGCTGACCGAGGCGGACACTTGCGCGGCGATCAAGCTGGACCGGGTGGCGGCGGACATCATGCTGCAGGTCACCGGCACGTTCGGCAGCGCATCGGTCGCCCTGCATGGCAGTCTCGACGGCACCAACTATGTGGCCCTCAAGGACGCTGACGGGGCGGCCATCGCTGTCACATCGGCGGGCCTGACCTCCGCCCGGGACGCGCCGCTGTGGCTCAAGCCCGTGGCGTCGGGGGGCTCGTCGCAGAGCCTGACGATTGCCCTGCTGGTGCGGACCATCGCCCCGCGATGAGCCGCTATGTCAAGGGCCAGTGGAACGCGATCTGCGACCGCTGCGGCCACGAATACAAGAGCGGCCAGCTCAAGCCGGAGTGGACCGGGCTGATGGTCTGCACCGGCCCGGGCACGGCGGATTGCTGGGAACCGCGGCACCCGCAAGACCTGGTGCGCGGCGTTCGGGACCGGCAGGCGACGCCTTGGGCGCGGCCTGAGCCGGCGCCGATCTACACGAGCGTTGCGGGCGACGTGTCGGAGGATGACCTGACATGACCGACGCCCTCGCCGCCGCAGTCGCGCGCCGTCGCGCCGGGATGACGCACCAGGGGCCGGGCCGCGGTCAGATGCGGGGTGGCAACGATCTTGCGTTCCGCGGCTCCGTGCTGCCCGTGGGGCGCACCCGTGACGGCCAGACCGTGGCTGCGTTCCCCGAGATGCTGGTGGCGCCGGCCAACGCTCTGGCGGGCCTGTTCGGGGCTGACAGCGGCGACGTGCGCGGGTTCATGGACGGCGGCCGGGATGACCTGATCGGCAACGCGGCCGAGCTTGGCATGGCGGCGGGCGTGGGGTCTGCTGTCGCTCCGGCACCGGCCAACGCGCTGCGGATGTTTGGCGGGCGGAACGCCAAGACCGCGGATCTTGCGGCGCTGACCCGTGCCGAGCAGCTGGCGGCGTCTGGCGCTGACCGGCGGGCGATCTGGGATGAAACCGGGTGGTTTACCGGCGCCGATGGGAAGTGGCGGTTTGAGATCGACGATAGCCGGTCGATGCTTCGAAACAGTCGCGACGGGCTGCGGAATGCTGAAGACGCGGTGCATCACCCTGATCTTTTCAACGCGTATCCCAGCTTGTCTGACGCGCGAATGCGGTTTGACTCAGGAATTCCTAATCTCGCGGCATACCGTGGAAGTAATGGCCGGGGCCGTGACCAAATCACGGTCGGCAGCGGGTTCGGAGACCAGACGCACAATGTTGTTTTGCATGAAATGCAGCACGGCGTTCAGGCGCGCGAAGGTTTTGCTCGGGGTGCTTCGCTGGCCACAGCCGAAGAACGAGCGAAAGATGTGAAAGCTAGGCTGGACGCTGCAAATAATGATTTTGCAGAAGCCAACTGGCGATATGTGTCAACCCCAACCGATGAGTCCGCAAAGGCAGCCGCGCTTGCAGCAATGCAGAGACGCGACGCCCTAGAGCGAGAACTGAGATGGCTTGAGGGTGACGGGACGTGGAGCCCATATGAGAGGATGGCTGGAGAGGCAGAAGCCAGAAACGTCGAGCGCCGGTCTGGCATGACGGCGGACGAGCGCCGCGCAACCCCGCCGTGGGAGACGCAGGACGTGCCCGACGCGGACCAGATCGTGCGGTTCGGCGCGGGCGTGCAGGAGAGCCGGCCGGGGCCGGGGCTGCCGATGGACGAGGCGTCGCGCATGGCCCGGGCGCGGGAGATGGGGTTTGCGGTCAAAAAGCCGCTGTATCATGGCAGCCCTGACATGCGCGGAGTAAACGAGACCGGGGGGTTCAGCCCCCGTGCCACAAACGTCCGCGTGATCAATGACTTGGCAGAGTTCGACGCGGCAAGCGATGCCCTTCGGATCGCTGGCCCGGGCAGTCCCGATTACATGGATGCGCTGGCCCGGTCAAATACGGCGCAAACAACTAAGCAGGTCGCATCGCCTGTCTTTCTTTCGCCACAGCGGGGCATGGCGCAGACATATGCGGACCCGAAGCGGGCGTTTGACTATCAGGGTGCAGAGCCCGGCGTGATGGGCTTGGTAGCCCGACCGGGCAAGCAGCTTGATGTTGACGGGGGCGGAGAAAGCTTCCGCGGAATATCCGAACGCAATGTCAGGAGCGCCCTGGAAAACGCGGGGATCGACCAAGCCAAGATAGAAGACGCGATAGCGCGGCATGGCCTGAACATTCGTGACGGGCGCATGAGGACAGACGCGCTTTCCGCGCTTGCGCAGGAGTTTGGCTTCGACAGCGTTGCCGTTCGCAACGTCCGAGATCATTACAACGGAGGCGGGCGGCCGGGGGAAGTCGTTATGGTCTTTGACCCGGCTCGGCTTCGCAAGCCGGAAGCGGCGTTCGACCCCGCCCGGGCGAACGACACCGACCTTCTGGCGGCCAACGCCTCCGCCCTTCCCGCCGCAGCAGCCGCAGCCGGCCGCGACACCATGCCGAGCGGTGTGGAGCGCTTCCCGGGCGGAATGGACCACGAGGCCGAGTTTCTGCGCTGGGCGCGCGAGAACGGTCTGATGCAGCAGCCCGCGCGGGCGTTCCCGGCAAGGGGTCTCTGACATGACCACGACAGCGACCTATACCGCGGGCCAGATTTGCACCGCGGCGTTCCGCCAGTGCGGCGTTGTCGCCATCGACCGGGACGCCGAGGCCGAGGAAATGGACATCGCCCTCATGACGCTCAACGTCATGCTCAAGGCGATCCAGATCCCGACCGCGACGCTGTGGAAGATCAGCACCGGGTCGATCACCATCACCGACGCCACGGCCAGCTATGCCGTCACGGGGCGGCCGGTCAACATCGACAGCGTGAACTACCGGCGCTCCGGCGCAGACCTGCCCATGCTGCGCCTGACCTGGGAGGAATACCGCGACCTGCCCGACAAGGCGTCTGCGGGGCAGCCGACGCAGTTCCATTACCAGCGGCTGCGGGAGACCGCGACGCTCTACGTCTGGCCCGTGCTGGCCACGGCGGCCGGCGAGACGTTGGAATGGTCCGGGCGGGCCGAGATCGAGGACGTGGCGGCCACGACGGACACGCTGGACGTGCCGGGCGAGTGGTATGAGGCCATCATCTACGGCCTCGCGGATCGGCTCTGCGACGCCTTTCCGGTCGCCCCGCAGCGCCGGCAGATCATCATGGCCCGGGCGGAGAGTGCGCTCCGCAAGGCTGAGGACGGCGACCGCCCGGACGTGGTGCGGATCAACCCGTGGGGCTACCGATGACGCCCCTGGTCTTCGCCGCGCAATCGGCGCAGTCCGAGGCGGAGTTTCAGGGCACCCCGGAACGGCTGGTCAACCTCTACGCCGAGCAGGCCCCGAGCGGCGGGCGGTCTCAGGTGACGCTTCGCAGCGTGCCCGGGGTCGTGGCATCGGCCAGCCTCGGCAGCGTGCCCATCCGGGCCATC